AATCATGGGTAGACGAAACTGTAAATGAATATGCTAAAGAGCCAAAAGATGCTGAAGACAAGGAAGCAAAATTAAAGGCATTACAAGATATACAAATGGATCCTAACACCGCAAAAGATCCCGAAATGGTAAAAACAATTATTCAACGTAAAAAAGAATTAATGAAAGAACCAGTAGCGGCAGAAGGCAATCTATTTGCACAGGCAGTACAAAAGGCCAAAGCGGCAGGCATGAAAGCAGGCGACAAGTTCAAAGTTGGCGACGACGAGTACACACTGAAGGATGCCATAGAGATGGCAGGACTACCACTTGAAGAATTCTTCTCCGAAGAAGAAATGGAAGTTCCAGCAGAAGCACAAGCGGAAGCGGAAGCAATCAATACAGAATTAGATAGAATAAAGACTTTAGCCAACCTATCGTAATTTTCCAATAAACATTCACCTAATAAAATACCTAATTAAATAGGTGCATGAAACTCCATTACGATCGAGACTGGTACCCATTAACTCATAGATATAAAGGTAGTGCTATAAGTTACAGTCAAGTAGGCGATTGTTTTGCAAAGACAGACTGGAAAAATGAAAGTGTGTTCAAACCTGGAAACATAGACTACATCACAAGTGCCTATAATAGCGAAACTGATCATCATTCAAAAGATACTAAGTTTTCAGTAACAGATGACCTAGAAACTGTACAAAGTCGTGTTCCTGTCCTAGGTAAAGATTATTGTATCAGGGAATACTACAACGATGTACAAAGTATGTTTGACGCACACATGACTAGTGTCGTTGAACAATATAAAGGCAAGTACACAGTGTTATGTTCTGGAGGTATTGACAGCAACATGATGGTAGCGTGGATGTATAAGAATAAATTAGATTTCGAAGTGGTAGGATTTGTTGATTCGCCCAGGCAAACTCGACAAAGTAAAGATCAAGCAGAGGCCTCGATAAATGCTTGGAAAAAAATTGTTCCTGCTAAAATCATGTATTTAGAAAAAGATTTGCTCGTTAAAGATTATATCAATGGCAACACACTAGTAAGTGTGCCCAAACCTCCACAAAATCATCTGGATGGGTATGATGACAGGACCAACAACATGATCAAACAAAACTGTGATTGGATACTTCACGGGGGAGGATCCAATCATACCATGTTACACAAAGCAGATTACACCCTTAAGGCCTACAATAGTTTAAACACTGGTTGGAAAAAATTTAAAGATACCGATCTATTTACTAGAGTTTCATTCCCTGCAGTTTGTGATACAGAATACAATTCATTACTTAATTCTAGGTCTGTATTTTCATATGGATGTCTCGCACAAGATGGATGGAACGAAAAAAAGATAAGATCTATAGATCACGGGTGCTGGGTGTCCTACTCGAGACACTATCAATCTTACGACGATAAATTTTTAAATCTTGTTAACCAAGAGTGGTACAACCTATGGGAAAAAATAAATTGGCAAAAATTAGATCTTACACTAGTTAAAGATTTGCTAGATGCTAGATTGTGGAGAGATTATTTGATAAAATACGCCAGCAAAGATGTAGAATCTCTCACTAAAACGGTACATTCGTCTACTGGCCATTATACTCCTAGTCATGAAAATAAAAAAATTTGTGAAGCGACGTTTAAAGACTTAATCAAAAGATTCAAAGGAAACATATATTTGATAAGAGAGGTCATGGCTTGTCAATGGCTATTAGAACGATACGACAAAATTAACGACGTTGGATTGGCCCTGTGCCACATGGAAAAATTCTTACAAAAGAGGCCAGATTACCAATAATAGTAGTAGACAACTGATAAATATAGTTGTATATTATGTACTATATGTCTAATATACATTTAGGCAAACAACAAACATAGGCACAATAAAGGAGGCTTACATTATGGCATCATTGGCTGAAATAAGAGCGAAGTTAAAATCTCAAGAAGTGAATCGCTCCACTTCCAACACAGGCGGAGACAACGCCATTTATCCACATTGGAATATAGCAGAAGGATCAGAAGCAGTGATCAGATTCTTGCCCGATAAGGATACAAACAATACATTTTTCTGGACTGAAAGAAACATGATCAAATTACCTTTCGCAGGTATTAAAGGTCAGACTGATTCTAGACCAGTTACAGTGCAAGTACCTTGCATGGAAATGTATGGCAAGACTTGTCCGGTACTAACAGAAGTTAGACCATGGTTCAAAGACAAGAGCATGGAAGACATGGGCAGAAAATATTGGAAGAAGAAAAGTTACATTTTCCAAGGTTTTGTAACAACAAATCCGTTAGCAGAGGACTCAACTCCTGAGAATCCAATAAGAAGATTTATAATTGGGCCTCAGATCTTTAACATTATTAGGGGAGCATTAATGGATCCAGAGATGGAAGAAATGCCAACTGATTACGTAAAAGGTGTTGATTTTAGAATTACTAAGACAACTAAAGGTGGTTATGCTGACTACTCAACATCAAAATGGTCAAGAAGAGAACGTGCATTAGACGAGGCAGAGAGAGCCGCAATCGAAACACATGGTTTACACAACCTAGGTGACTTCAGACCAAAAGAGCCAACTGAAGCAGAAGTAAAAATAATTGCAGAATTATTTGCAAAATCTGTTGAAGGTGAGGCTTATGATCTAGAGCAGTATGGACAGTACTTCAGACCAGCGGGCGTGGCTTACCAAGGTAAACCACAGGCGGCAGTACCAACAGCATCGGCTCCAGCACAACCAGTAGCAGAAGCGGCTCCTACAGCGGCTCCAGTAACTGAAAGTGCACCAGCACCACAACCAGCGGCGGCTCCGGCAACGGCGGCTCCTGCAGGTGACAGTGCCAAAAGAGCAGAAGACATCTTGAAGTTAATTAGATCAAGACAAGCAAAATAATCTGACATTTACCAAGGCCCTGATATTGACGTTAGGGCCTAGGTATGCTAATATTGATTACAAGGATATAAATTATGACAAAAGTATTTGACGCAACAAAATTTAGAAAAAGCATCACAAAATCAATCCAAGGTTTAGGCATAGGATTCAGTGATCCAACAGATTGGATTTCAACAGGAAATTACGCATTGAACTATTTGATGACTAGTGATTTTAACAAAGGAATTCCATTAGGCAAAGTGACCGTACTTGCAGGTGAATCAGGAGCGGGAAAAAGTTACATAGCATCAGGAAACATAATCAAGAATGCACAAGATCAAGGCATCTTCGTTATATTAATTGACACAGAGAATGCACTAGATGAGAAATGGTTACAGGCATTGAAAGTGGACACATCAGAAGACAAACTATTAAAATTGAGTATGTCAATGGTTGATGACGTTGCAAAAACTGTTTCAGAGTTCATGAAAGGTTACAAAGAGCAACATGCAGACAACAAAGAAGGTGCACCTAAAGTACTATTTGTTATAGACAGTTTGGGTATGATGCTTACACCAACAGATGTAAATCAGTTTGAAGCAGGTGACATGAAAGGTGACTTGGGTAGAAAGCCTAAGGCTTTGACAGCACTTGTAAGAAACTGTGTGAACATGTTTGGTAGTTGGAATGTTGGGCTTATAGCAACCAACCACACATACGCATCGCAAGATATGTTTGACCCTGATGATAAAATTAGTGGTGGACAAGGATTTATCTATGCATCAAGTATTGTTGTTGCGATGAAAAAACTTAAACTAAAAGAAGACGAAGCAGGCAATAAAGTAACTGACGTAAGAGGTATCAGAGCCGCTTGTAAAGTTATGAAGACTAGATATGCTAAGCCGTTCGAAGGTGTACAGGTGAAGATCCCATACGAAACAGGTATGAACCCATATAGTGGTCTTCTTGATTTGTTTGAGAAAAAAGGTCTATTAGTTCAACAAGGTAACAGACTGAAATACATCGATAAAGCAGGTAAAGAACACATCGAATTTAGAAAAGCATGGGTAGGTGATAAATTAGATATGATAATGGCAGAGTTCAAGGAAGAGATACCTACAGAAGTAGAAGACACAGATGCCCCTATCGAAGTTGAAGCAACAAAAACTAAAAAAGAAAAATAATGATAGATTTTACACACGAGGATATTGAACGATTATGGAACTCTATAACACACTACGTTCCGGAGAGACAGAAATTGGACTGTGCCATAGACTTTATTAAAAGCCTAGAGGACATAGGTGTGGAACATGATGTACTCAAAGGATCTGCAGAACTTGATCCTAAACTAGAAGAAGCCGTTGCTACTGTGTTCGAGGAAGACGAAGAGTCAGACG